TATGGATGAGGGCAAAGCCGCCAACATGGTTGAGCGGGCCTACGACCAGAAGGGCTACATCGGCAAGGAAGTGCAGCAGCGTGCCCAGGCTCAGGGCTATGACGGCCTGATGCAGTACCGCAACGGGGATCTGTCTGAGGTGGTGACCTACAAGCCTGGACAAGTCAAGAGCGCCATCGGCAACCGTGGCACTTACGACATGACCGACCCCGACCTGAACAAGGCCGGTGGCGGGTTGATGAAGGCGCTTAAGTCACTCAAGGGGCCAAAAGAGTCTGTGAAGCGCAACATTGAAGTGCGGCCACCCAGTGACAATGTCTCGCAGGTTCGGCAGGCAAACTTTCAATACCCCAAGACTGTCGGAAATCAAACGGTTGCGATTGACAAACTTGTTGGTGGCGTCAGACTGTCTGACCCTAATGAGGCCAAGCGCGTCAAGGAGTTGGCTGACAAGATTGCAAGCCCACAAGGTTACATCAGCCGAATCATCGTTGACCACAACAACAATGTAATTGAGGGGCAGCACCGCCTTGAGGCTTTGCGGCAACTTGGCATAAGTGACGTGCCCGTGTACAAGATTGAAGACTTGTCAGACACGATGCCTGTAAGCGCGATGGAGAGTGCGCTCAGTTCAGTTGGGCCAATTCATCCTGATCATGTGAGTCAGCTTGTCGGTCAGGCTCTTGAGAACATAGCCGAGCACGGCGTTGTTGGCGCAAGAGACTTTGATTACGGGCGGTATCAGAAGCACTACGACGCCGCACTAGATGCCGCCCAATCTGTTGGCTCAGACCTAAACAAGGCCGGTGGCGGTGATGTCCACATGGACAAGGGTGGTGCTGCCTTTGGCGTCTTCCCCCAGATGAAGCCTCGCCGCAGCAAGCAAGACCGCGAGGCTGCCAAGAACGTGCCGGTAGATCTGGCCCGTGGGTTTGTCTCTGGCGTGCTTGGTGCTCCTGGCGACATCGAGTCATTCGTCCGGCTGCCGTATGAGTTGATCACCGGCAATGAGTCCCCGACATTCCTGCCAACGTCCGAGGACATTGAGAAGCGCCTGCCGTTCAGGTCAGAGGCTCCTGTGAGCCGTGCAGCCACTGGGCTGGGCCAGATCGGTGGTGGGTTCTACTTGGGGCCAGGATCGCCTCTGAGGGCCGTTGGAGCGCTTCCAGGGGCCATCAAGCACGGTGCGCAGGAGTTTGCCAAGGCATCGGCTGCTGGTGCCCCTCGCGTGATTAAGCCCAAGGGCGGGAATTTTCTGACTGGCAGCGTCGAGAAGGCGCTTGAGCCGCTGAAAACAAGACTTGCGGAGGCAGCAGACCAAAACATTGGCTTTGGTCAGGGAATGTCATTCCGTGAATTACGCGAACAAGATGCCCTAAACCAATGGGTTGACCGTAACTTGGCCAACTACGTCAAGAAGGAAATGGCGACACCGGAAGACCCGGTGCGGAAGTTGGCTGAACAGGGCATCAGCCACTTGCCAGAAGACGAATTGCGAAGGGCTGAGTGGCTTTCTGAGCACATGGAGAACGTCAGGCGCGGCGAAGGTTTTCCAAGTTCTGGCATGGCTCAAAGTGATATGGGCCGCAGTTGGGAAAACCTTGCCGACGAGGCAATTGCGATTACAGCGCCGCGTGTTGCCAATGAAGAAATGATGGCGGCAAACCCTTGGCTTTCAAAATTAGACCCAGACCAATCTGTTTATCGAGCGCGGCCAAGCGATGTAAATGACCTTGGCTTTGACCACATCATGGATGTGTTGCGCGAAGACGTTGCCTCTGGCCGCATCCGTCCTGAGCAGTTGAGCAAGGTCAGCATGGAGCAGGCGGTACGTCGCACCTACGACTATGACCAAGAGCTTGCGGCCAAGATGACCGCATCTCGCGCCGCACAGCGTGAGGGCCTGCCTGTATACAAGGAATACCCAGAAGGATATCGTTGGGTTGAGCTTAATAAGCCTGGATCGTTTACCTCTGAGTCAGAAGCGATGGGCCACTCTGTGCGTGGCTATGAGCCGCCCAAGGGCCATCCTGATTGGACAGAGGGATCTGGAGACTCAGGCAGTTTGGGCTACGGCCACGGTGGCTGGGAGGCCATCAAAGAAGGCAAAGCCAAGGTGTACTCGTTGGTCGATCCTAAAGGCGCGCCTCATGCAACAGTTGAGGTTGGCCAACCATACAAAGACCGTGGTTTCTTTGGGGATCAAAGACCTAAAGGAGATGATTATTACATTCAACAAAACAAATATATTGCAGGCCAAAAAAATGGCACGGTAAGTCCTAAATTAACTTTTGCTGAGTGGTGGAGAGCCAGCCAAGGAATTCCTGAACCTCAACCACTTGCTCCTCAAATTACCCAAATTAAGGGCAAGCAAAACCGCGCCCCAAAAGAAGAGTACCTGCCCTTCGTCCAAGATTTTGTCCGTAGCGGCAATTGGTCTGGAGTTGGAGATTTGCCAAACACTGGCATGTTTAAAATTGAGAGCGGCCCAAGAGCAACCGAATTTGATAAGGCTGCATTTGAGCGCTATGGAAATTACGCCACAACACAAGAACTTGATGAATTGGAAAAAATACTGAAGGCGCAACCCCCAGAAGGCATGAAGGCTGGCGGCCCAGTCAAGATGGCTGGCGGTGGTACTGCCAAGAAAGTTGTTGAAGGGGCCGTCAAGGGCGTCAAGAAGCTATTTGGCGCAGCAGACGAAGCTCCCAAGGGGGCATTACCTACCGCAGAACGCGACGCAAACCTCAACAAGATGCTTGAAGGTAGCAAGGTCAAGGAGCGCTTGTATCACGGTACAACCGATGATGTGCAAAAGTTTGACCCTACTAAATCAGGCAAAAAAACTGGAAACCTTACCACTGCCCTCGGAACGTTTTTAAGTGACAACCCAACGGAAGCTAGTAGGTATGCAGAGCAATGGGGTACTAAAGGCGGAAACGTCATGCCCGTCTTCGCCCAAGTAAAAAACCCTTATCAAATGCCTTACAAGGAGTTTGATAATTTGGCCATGGGCGCGTGGAATCGGCGCATGAAGGATCCTGACTATGATCCTAACGCTGTGATCAGGTTTAGTGATACGACGGGCCAGAAACGCGCTTCTGAAGCATTAAAAAAACACGAAAACGATGCGCGGCAAGATGTTATTAAACGTCGAGATGAATTGATGTCAATGGGTCATGATGGCGTTATCGTAAACATTGGCGGGAACCGCGAAATAATTGTGTTTGATCCCAGCAAAATTAAATCAGCCACCGGCAACCGTGGAACCTATGACATAACCGACCCCGACATCAATAAGGCTGCTGGTGGGGCTATTCACATGGCTGGTGGTGGGGCAATGAAAGAGGTGTTGAAGAAGCTGCTGAAGCCCGGCGCTGACACCGCCGCCCAGGAGGTGACCGCCGCTGAACGCGCCGCTGCTGGCAGGAAGGCCGCAGAGTTGATCAAGTCACAGCCGCCGGTCAAGGCATCTGAGGCGCTAGGTCAAGCGATGGAGAAAGGCTTTAAGAAGACCACCACCACTCAGGCTGACCGTACTCGTGTGGGCGGCGGCAACATTGGTGGCGCACCGTTCTCAGCAATCTCTGAGGTTGACCCGGCTTACGCTGGCAAGGTCTGGGGCGTAATGGACGAGGGCACGGCTGCCCGGCTGAAGAACCTGACAGATCCAGAGACCGCATGGACGACCATGCTTGGATCGGCCAACCAACTCAAGACCAACCCGATAGTCTTTGAAAAGCTCAAGAAGGGATTCTTGGAATCTATGAAGGCGGGCAACCTGAACCCTGAGTTGGAGGCCAAGATCAATCACAACCTTGCACTGACTTTTGGAGATGGCGCAAGCATCCGTGACCCCGGCATATGGAAGCAAGCCGACACGTTTGAAAAGCGTGCTGCACTTGCTGACCTGATGATGGGCCAGGGCATAGCACCCGGCAAGGGTGGCGTAGCCCTCGGTGGCGAGAAGAGCGGCAAGGGTGTAATCTTCAAGCCCACGGACATTCTCAAGCGTGAGACTGAGCCGGGTTTGCTGCATCCTGAGCATGGCGGGAGTGCTCCCACATTTGCGGCTGGTCCACGCCTATTCAAAATGGATCCCATGTCTGAGTACCGCCCAGATTTGCACCCAGGCTTCCCAACGCTGATCAGCGGCAAGGACTTGGGCGTAAACATGATTCCAACACCAACCGAGGTGTACTTGCCTGAGTGGCATAGCAGATTTAAGAAGGCCAACCCTAACCGTAAGGGTCCGGGATATTACGATCTCGCACTTGGCGTTAAGGGTGAGGGCTTGCCCAGCCAGGATCTCAACGACCCATACATTCGCCATTTAATCCGCGAAGGTTTTAAAGCTGGCGGAACCGTCAGCGGCCTGTCTACAGTAAACAAGTTGTGCGGCTGCCACGACTGATCAAGGAACAAACATGGCGACGCAATTCCCAATAGACCCAGAGTTCAACCGCTTCATTGACGGCAATCCCAATCAAGACGAGGAGGCCGGTGGCGAGGAGGTGGCCCAGGTCGTCGACATGCCTGACTTGCTGGACTCTGAGCTTGAGGAGCTTCCTGATGGCTCTGTGGTGGTCACCTTGGACACCAAGGGGCCGATGGAGGACGAGGACTTCTACCAGAACCTGTCCGACAGCGACCTCATTCAGGACTACGACCTAAGTGCGCTTGCCCTACGCTACATTGAGCTTGTTGAGAAGGACAAGGACGCCCGCAAGCAGCGTGACAAGCAGTACGAGGAGGGCATCAAGCGCACTGGAATGGGCAACGACGCCCCAGGTGGTGCAAACTTTAACGGTGCGTCCAAGGTGGTTCACCCCGTGATGGCCGAGACTTGTATTGATTTTGCGGCCAGGGCCATCAAGGAGATGTTCCCGCCCGACGGCCCGACCAAAACCAAGATCCTGGGTGATGTGACTGAGGACAAGACGACGATTGCCGAGCGCAAGCGCGACTTTATGAACTGGCAGTTGACCGAGCAGATCGAGGAATTCCGCGACGAGCAAGAGCAGATGCTGACCCAGTTGCCTTTGGGCGGGTCGCAGTACCTCAAGCTCTGGTATGACCAAAAAAAGCGCCGTCCTTGCGCTCAATTTTTGCCTATCGACAACGTGCTTTTGCCCTTTGCGGCGGGAAATTTCTACACCGCAGAGCGTTTTACCGAGGTTGAAGACATCTCGGACTGGGATTACAAGCGCCGGGTGAACTCTGGCATGTACCGCGACACGGTTTTGTCTCGCGCCACGATGGACCCAGAGATGACTGGGGCGCAAAAGGCCACGAACAAGATTGAAGGCAAGTCCCAGAACGACAACGAAGACGCTGTTCGCCGGGTGTACCACATCTACACATGGCTGGAACTGGAGGACGACCCTGTCACCAAGGGCGAGATGGCCCCGTACATCCTGATGATCGACGACCTGTCGACCGACGTGATCGGCCTGTACCGAAATTGGGAAGAAGGCGACGATACTTACACTAAATTGGACTGGGTGATTGAGTTCAAGTTCATCCCATGGCGTGGGGCATATGCTGTTGGCCTGCCACAACTGATTGGCGGCCTCTCAGCGGCCCTTACAGGCGCTTTGCGGGCCTTGCTGGACTCAGCCCACATCAACAATGCTGCAACGCTCCTGAAGCTCAAGGGCGGCAAGATCTCTGGCCAGTCCCAAGAGATCGAAGTGACCCAGGTTGTGGAGATTGAAGGCGCTCCTGGCGTGGATGACGTGCGCAAGATCGCCATGCCCATGCCGTTCAATCCTCCGTCGCCGGTACTTTTTCAGCTTTTGGGCTGGTTGACGAGCGCCGCCAAGGGTGTGGTGACCACCGCCGAGGAAAAGATTGCCGATGTCAACAGCAACACCCCAGTTGGGACCACTCAGGCGCTGATTGAGCAGGGCGCTGCCGTTTTCAGCTCCATTCATGCTCGTTTGCACGAGTCTCAGGGCCGCGTGCTCAAGGTTTTGAGCCGAATCAACCGCTGGTACTTGGACGACATGCAGCGCGGCGAGGTGGTGGAGGATTTGGAGATCAAGCGGGAGGATTTTGCCCGCGTAACGGACGTTATTCCGGTTTCCGACCCGCACATCTTCAGCGAAACCCAGCGGATGGCCCAGACCCAGGCGGTTATGGCCATCATGAAGGACAACCCTGAGCTTTTCAACAAGAAAGTGGTCATCACCCGCTTTTTGAAGCAGATCAAAGTGCCCGGCATCAACGAAATCATGGTCGACGTGCCTGCGCCGGTCAAGATGGACGCAGCCAACGAGAACGTGTCCATGGCCATCGGTCAGGCTGCCTTCGCTTACCCAGAGCAGGACCACCTCGGCCACATCCAAGCCCACTTGGACTTCGCCAAGAGTCCTATTTTCGGCAGCAACCCCATGATTGCGCCCGCGTACCTGCCCAAGTCGGTCGAGCACATCAAGCAGCACATCGTGCTTTGGTACTTGAACCGCATGACGGGCTATGTGCAGAAGGCCATGGGCGAAAAGCTGCAAGACTACGACTTGCAGGCCGATCCCAAGGCGGTGGACAAGTTGTTTGCCCTGGCGTCACAGCACGTTGAGATGGACGCTGACCAGACCCTCAAGGGCATCATGCCGGTGATCCAGCAGTTGATGCAGAACTTGCAGCAATTCAAGCCCCAGCCGCAGATGACGCCGGACACCAAGGTTCTGCTGGACACAAGCATGGCCGAGACCGAGCGCCGTGCCAAGCGCGACGAGGCAGAGATGGGCCTCAAGGACAAAGAGCTTGCAGCCAAGATCCAGTTGGACATGGCCAAGCTGCAACAGAGCCAGCAGGAGGCGATGGAAGAGCTTCAATTGAAGTTGGCTATCGCCACCAGCGACCAAGAGATGAAAGAACGCATCGAGACAGCCCGCTTAACACGCGATGCGGCAAAGCTCAATTTCGAGCAAACCAAGGCTGTACCAACCCTAGGAGTCAACTATGGCAACGAGTGATCAGGAGCAGAAAAGCATCAATGTACCCCAGCATAAGCGCAGGGCAATGGGCGTTCCAATTGACGGCCAGAGCATGAAGGGTTCGACCCCAACCAAGCAGTCAGGAGGTCTATCACAAGCGAAGAAAAAATGAGAACCCTCTCGGATTTGATTGGTGGAATTAAGGCTCGTCAGGCTGAAATAGCCTCGTCCCTTGTTGCTGGAAATGCGACGAACTGGGAGTCTTACATTCGGCTGGTCGGTCACAACGCGGGCTTACAGGAGGCCCTCGACATTTTGAATAACCTCATGAAGGAAGATGAAAATGAGTAACCCGGTAGCTTCTAACGAAGCTGAGATGGCTTGGGCATTTCCGAGCGTAGATCCCGGTGCAAAGCCTCTTGGTGGACGATTGTTGGTACAACTCCGCCGTACAAAAAAGACGACAACTGCATCTGGAATTATCTTGGTCGAAGAAACCAAGGAGACCGAAAAGTGGCAAAACATGGTAGCTAAGGTCATTAAGATTGGACCGCTTGCCTTCAAGCATCGTGACACGATGTTGGGCTGGCCGGAAGGATCTTGGTGTGAGGTCGGCGATTACATCCGCGTGCCCAAATGGGGCGGCGACCGGTGGGAAGTGCATGTCCCCGGCGAGGATGCAAACGAAGACAGCGCCTTGTTCATGGTCCTGAACGATCACGAGGTGATCGCCAAGCTGACCGGTGACCCACTCCAGATGAGGGCCTTCCTATGAGCGATCCCAAAATTGAAGAACTCAGCGTTGTTGAGGAAAAGGACGGCTCCGTCACGGTTGATCTGCCAGACCATCTGGCTGACCATTCCGACGACGCCAATCGGCCTGATAGCAATCAAGACGATGGTGGGGATGTAGACCACCCTGACGATACTGACGCAGTCCGTGAAGCCCGACGCAACCGTCGCCGCGCCAAGAAGGAATACATCAAGCGCACCAATGAGGAAAAGGACCAGCGCCTTGGCTTGATGCAGCGTCAGAATCAGGAACTGCAAGAGCGGCTTGCAGTCTTGGAGCGCAAGACGCACGGGGCAGACATGGCCCGCTACGAAAAAGCCATGGAGGACGAGGAGTATCGTCTTCGCTACGCCCAGCAGAAAATGCAGCAGGCCACAGACAACTCTGACGGCGCGGCATTTACAAAGGCTCAGGAACTCTGGTACGACAGTCGCCGCAAACTTGAGGCGATGAACAACTACAAAGAGCAGGTGGCCAGGGCGGGCACGCAGGAGTCAGCGCCAGCCAATCCCAAGTTGGTCCGATTGGCCAACGGCTGGATGGAGCGCAACTCTTGGTACGACCCAGAGGCTGGAGACGAGGACACTCAAATTGCCAAGGTTATTGACAACCGGCTTGTTTCTGAGGGCTGGGACCCATCCACTCAGGATTACTGGGATGAGCTTGACAATCGCTTGCAAAAGCGTTTGCCACACCGTTATACTCGAAACACTGACGAGCCTTCCAGAAGGAGTCCCCGAAGTGTGGTAACAGGATCGAGTCGTGAATCTTCCGGCAGCGTTTCCGGCAACCAATTTGTTTTGGCCCCTGAACAGGTCAGAGCAATGAAGGACGCAGGATTTTGGGATGACCCAGAAAAACGCAGCAAGATGATCAAACGATACGCAATTGAAGCCCGCAACAAAAGGTACTAAACATTATGGATTCTCGTCTCAAAAAAACCCTCAACGCGGGTGGCCGTGAAAGCCGATCTTCACAAGATTTATCACGAGCCGCCCCTGAAGAGGCGTTCATTTCAAAGCAGGAACGTCGCAAGATGTGGAGCGATGAATGGACACAAAGTGCGCTGCCAAAGGTTCCGGATATTCCGGGATGGCATATTTGCTGGTTATCAACCACCAACGGCTACGACAGTATTGATAAGCGAATGCGACTAGGCTATGTTCCCGTGAGAGCGGATGAGTTGCCTGGATTCGACAATTACCGCGTAAAGGCTGGCGAGGACGTAGGTTTTATCGCGTGCAACGAGATGCGCTTGTACAAACTTCCAATGGAGGTTTATCAAGAGGTCATGACTCAGATGCACCATGATGCCCCCAATGAGGAGTCGGACAAGGTCCAAGTCCAAGTTGAGCAGCTTCAAGGGAACCGCGATAGCTCAGGCAAAAGTCTGGGAAGCGTTGAAGGCGAAGGCTTTGGCAATTTGAACCGAAACGTCCAAACTCCCGTATTCCACGGGTGAGGACTCAACAAAGGAGTTAATTATGAGTGCAACCTCTGCTCCGTTCGGCCTGCGTCCTTCGTTCCACCCATCGGGTCTGGATCGCGCTGTGGCGCTTGCAAACGGTATCGCTTCCGCGTACAACACGGGAATTTTGAAGGGCCAGCCTGTGGCCCTTGACACGTCTGGAAACATCATTGCAGCTACTGCTGGCAGCGCCTACCAAGGTGCTTTTGCTGGCCATGAGTTCACTGATACGACTGGCCGTCGCTTGGTCAGCAACCAGTGGGTGGCTAACACCGCCTATCAAGCTGGCTCACAAGTGACTTACTACTACTCTGACCCGAATATCGTGTACGACATTCAGGCCAACGGTAGCTTGGCTCAAACCTCCATCGGCGATCAGGCCAACTTTGCAAGCATCACCGCTGGTTCCACGACCACGGGCTTGTCTCAGTGCATGATCTCCACCTCGCTGGTGGGTTCGGGTGCGGTCGGTGATCTGCGGATCATTGGTTTGTCTAACGGCGTTGACAACGCCTGGGGTGACGCATTTACTGTGGTGCAGGTTCAAGTGAGCCGCAGCCAGTTCGTTGCTACCATTAACGCCATCTAAGGAGCAACAAAATGGCAGCACCAATGCGCAGTACGGACTTTAGAAGCATCGTTGAGCCTATCCTCAACGAGTGCTTCGACGGAGTTTATGACCAACGTACCGACGAGTGGAGCCGTGTGTTCCGCGAACAAGACGGTATCCCCCGCAACTACCACGAAGAACCCGTCCTGTACGGTTTTGGCGCGGCTCCCCAGTTGCCTGACGGCACTCCCGTCAGCTATCAACAGGGTGGTGTGCTCTTCTTGCAGCGCTATGTTTACAACGTGTTTGGCTTGGCCTTCGCGTTGACCAAAGTGCTGGTTGAAGACGGCGACCACATCCGTATCGGTCAGGTTTACGCTCGTCACTTGGCTCAGTCTCTTATTGAGACAAAAGAGACCCTGTGCGCAAACGTCTTGAACCGTGCTTTCAACAGCGCGTTCCCTGGCGGCGACGGCGTGTCCCTGATCAACACCGCTCACCCCATTGTGAACGGTACGTTCAGCAACCAGTTGACCACTGCGGCCAACCTGTCCCAGACTTCTCTGGAGCAGATGTTGATCCAGATTCGTCAGGCTGTGGACAACAACGGCAAGAAGATCCGTCTGGTGCCCCGCCAATTGGTGGTGGCTCCTGGCAACGTCTTCCAGGCCGAAGTGCTGCTCAAGAGCGTCCTGCGCTCTGGCACGGCAAACAACGACCTGAACCCTGTCAAGTCTATTGGCTTGCTCGACGAAGGCGCTGCCGTGATCAGCCGCTTGACCAGCCCCACGGCATTCTTCGTGCAGACCGACGCTCCCGAGGGCATGAAGCTCATGATGCGTCGCAAGCTGGAGAAGACCATGGAAGGCGATTTTGAGACCGACTCCATGCGCTACAAGGCCACTGAGCGTTACATTCCTGGGTTTACCGACCCACGCGCAATGTACGGCACGCCCGGCATGTAAAGCCACAAGGGGGACGGTTAAAACCCTCCCCCTTTTTTTTAATGTTTGGTCAAACTTTTCAAGGAGCAGACCATGCCCCAATTCTCAGACGACCTTTTTCTAGGTTCCGCAATTACCTTTCAAGGCGCGGATGCCTACCCTGCTGTTTCGACGTTTACTGGATCAATTGCCACCACTACATTGACCGTCACCGCGATGCTTTCTGGTGACCCAATTACAGTGGGTATGTTCATTGACAGTTCAACGTCACTCACCAATGGAACCTTTATCAGCGCCTTCGGCACGGGTACTGGCGGCGTAGGCACTTACACGGTAAGCGCCTCGCAAACTGTAGCAAGCGCCACAATCATTGGCTCTGGTAACGCCTTGTTGCAGAACCCATCCACAATGAGCGTAGGTGTCGGCCCGCTGGGTCGTGTTTATGTTTGGGACGCCGTACCACAGGCAAAGTTGACAAACAACATTGTTGCTGCTGTCATCACAACTGCCACCACGCTCACGCTGGCCGCAGGTGCTGGTGTTACATCGGCCACGATTCAAGGCGGCGCAACAGGCTTGCAACTTGACTGCCCTCGTGCTGTTTCCACAACCACAGGCGCTGGTACTCCAACTTCTGTCAACATCACTGTTTCTGGTTACGACTACTACGGTCAAGCCATGAGCGAAGTGATTGCAACAGGAACGGTGGCATCAACGACTGTCAGCGGCAAAAAAGCTTTCTACCAAATTGCCAGCGTCACTTCTTCTGGCGCAAGCGTGGTGACCGTTGCGGTGGGTACAACCGACATCTTGGGTGCTCCATTGCGCATCACTGATGCTGGGTACATTACTCGTGCAGGCTGGAACAACACCCTCGCAGAAGACGCCGGTACTTTTGCCGCCGCTGCTACGTTGACGGCCACCACAACCACGGGCGATGTGCGCGGAACTTACCTGCCTTCCTCGGCGGCAGACGGCATCAAACGCCTTGTGATGGGTATAGCCCTGCCAGCAATCGCGGCAGGCCCGAATGCAACCCGTATTGGCGCTCTTGGCGTCACACAAGCATAAGGAGAGCGACATGGGTCAATTCAAACCAATGGTGAAGATGGAGACCACCGAACCTTCGGTTGAGCTAAAGCTCAAAAAAGGCGGCAAGGTGGTCAAGAAGGCCGGTGGAGGCATGATGGGTTCTCCCATGAATGCTATGCCCCAGGGTATGCCTGCCCGAGGCGGCATGATGGGCGCTAACAGCCCTATGGCTCCCTCGCTGGCCATGCGCCGCCGTGCAATGCGCGGCATGCCCGCTGGTGCTGGCCCTGCCGGTCCAGTGGGTGGTGCCGCTCAGATGCAAGCCGCTATGCCTATGCCAACTTCTGGCATGAAAAAAGGCGGCAAGGCTGACATGGGCCAAGACAAGGCCATGGTCAAGAAGGCTTTCAAGCAGCACGACATGCAAGAGCACAAGGGTGGCAAGGGCACCAATTTGAAGCTCAAGCACGGCGGCAAAATGGCTGCTGGTGGTGGAATGCACATGATGCCTGACGGCAAAATGATGAAAAATTCTGCCATGAAGAGTGGTGGCATGGCTTGCGCAACTGGCGGCGTGGTCAACGGTCAAGGTGGCTACGCCATGGGCGGCATCATCAACACCGAGGGCCAGGGCGGCAAGTACCGCAACACCAAGATGGACACTGCCAAGTCTGAAAACTCGTCTGCCAAAACTGGCGGCGTTAAGTTGGGCAATGCTGGTGGCTTCAAGAGTGGCGGCATGGCCATGGTCGAAAAGGGCGGGAAAATGGTTCCTGACTTTGCGGCTGATGGCAAGGGCAAGATGAAAAAAGGCGGTATGGCTTGCGCTACGGGCGGCGTCATGAAGTCCAATGCTGGCGGCTACAAAAAAGGCGGCAAGATTAAAGGCATGATGGACGGCGGCATGGCCGGTGACGGCATGATGGGCGGTGGCATGATGGATGACGCCATGATGGGCGGCAGCATGTACAAAAAAGGTGGTGCCACAAAAAAAGCCTTCGCGGCGGGGGGGTCTGTTAATTCAGGCCGCGCCGTCGCGATGCCCCAGGGCGCTAAAAAGCCATCACAGCCTGTAAGTACCAATCTTGTTGCTGGCACTTTCAAAAAGGGTGGCAAGGTTGCCTTCAATGATGGCGGCAAGGTTGACCTCTCCAAGGGTGCCTACGACAAGGCAATTGGCCCGAGCGATGAAGACGTGGACATGGCAAAGTCCATTCGTGGCTTTCCTGGCAAGGTGATGGGTAAAGTGAAGAGCATGGCCAAAGACCTGTTTTCCTCTGCACCCAAAGCCGACAGCGTCACGAAGACCAAAGAGTCAGTCACTGTAACGCCCGCCAAAAAAAGCGGTGGATCAGTGAAGTGCTGAACCTAAGTGGGGGCCTCGGCCCCTGCTTTTAATTGGAGAAAAATATGGCTGATTCAGTTACGAGTCAAACGATTATTGATGGTGAGCGCACGGTCATCATGAAATTTACAAACATCAGTGACGGCACTGGTGAGTCTGCAGTTGTAAAAGTAGATGTTTCTGCGTTAGCGGCAAGCGCGTCAGGCGCTGCGTGTAACAACGTGACAGTCACCAAAATCTACATTGCCAACCACGGCATGGAAGTCAGGATGTTTTGGGACGCCACAACAGATGTGCCGTTCTTTCTGTCTTCGCCGGGAGCGACGCAGACGCTGGACATGACTGGCTTCGGCGGCATCACCAACAACAGCGGCGCTGGCTCTACTGGGGACATTGTATTCAGCACGGCTGACGCCTCTTCTGGAGACACCTACTGGTGCATTTTGGAGATGGTCAAGGGGTACGCATAATGCCCAGCAAGTCACCTGCCCAACATCGTCTGATGGAGGCGGTAGCGCACAACCCTGCGTTCGCCAAGAAGGCTGGCATTCCTACAAAAGTAGGCAAAGAATTTGTTCGTGCTGACAAGAAGATGGCTGACGGTGGAAGCGTAAACGCGGCAGGCAACTACACCAAGCCTGAGCTTCGCAAGCGGATCGTGAGCCAAGTCAAGTCTGCCGCCACGCAGGGCACTGGCGCTGGGCAGTGGAGCGCGAGAAAAGCCCAGCTTGTGGCCAAGAAGTATAAGGCCGCTGGCGGCGGCTATCGAGACTGACATGAAGGCACCACAGAAATCCCTAAGCGATTGGGGCAAACAAGATTGGGGAACCAAAAGTGGGAAAAAATCTTCTGCAACTGGTGAGCGATACCTTCCAAAGGCTGCGATCAAAAATCTCAGCCCTGCTGAGTACGCTGCGACGACCAAAGCCAAGCGTGCCGGTAAAGCCGCAGGAAAACAATTTGTAGCGCAACCCAAAAAGATTGCGCAAAAAACGTCTAAATACAGGTTTTAATTATGGCAAAAAAGACTCCCTCTCTTGCTATTGGTCGTGGTGAAAAGTTGCCTGCTTCTAAGGGGGCAGGGTTGACGGCTAAAGGTCGAGCCAAATATAACGCGGCAACAGGTAGCAATTTAAAAGCACCTCAGCCTCAAGGTGGCGCACGCAAGGATTCTTTTTGCGCTCGTATGAGCGGTGTGCCGGGGCCGATGAAAGACGAAAAAGGCAAGCCAACCCGTAAAGCGGCGGCGCTTGCGCGTTGGAAGTGCTGACATGTCATATTCTGGTACTACAGGCACAACCGTTGTAACGGTCCAGACGATGATTGACCACGGTGCTCGGCGCTGTGGCAAGCTGGCCGAGGAATTGACCTCTGAGCAGGTTCTGAGCGCCCGTGAGTCTCTTTTCTTCCTGCTGTCGGACCTGATCAACATTGGCATCCAGTATTGGGCCATCAGCAAGAAGGTCTACGGCTTTACAGCAGACAAAGCAACGTACCTGCTGCCCCTTGGCGGCAACGACGTGCTCAACGCCCTGTACCGTTATATGAACCGCCCTGACGGCTCCTACACGTCCTCTGCTGGTGGAACGGTTGGAAACGTATATGACGGCGACGTGGAAACCGTCTGCACCCAGACTTCGGCCAACGGCAACATTGCTGTCAACTTTGGTCCGTCCAACCCAATTTTTATTGGCTCAATTGGGTTCCTGCCTGCCTCCAGCGGCACTAAATCATTCATCCTTGAATACTCGCTTGATAACGTAACTTGGGCAACCTTGGTTGATCTTGGATCTATTGCCGTGGTCGATAACGAGTGGGTCTGGACCGACATTGCCAATGGCCAAACCGTGCCCTACTACCGCATCCGGGCCTACAGCGGGACCACCCTGAGCCTGCGCGAGTTGTATTTTGGCAACAACAGCACAGAGATCACCATGTCGCGCCTGAACCGCGACGACTACACCAACCTGCCAAACAAGAACTTCACAGCCAACCAGCCCTTTCAGTTTTGGTTCAATCGGACCATCCCCCAAAGCGAGATTGTGCTGTGGCCCACTCCACAAGATGCGTTCTACCAGATGACCATTTGGTACTCACGCCAGATCATGGACGTGGGCGACCTGTACGGCGAGTTGGAGGTGCCACAGCGCTGGTACGAGGCCGTGATCATGATGCTGTCCCACAGGATGAGCCTTGAGCTTCCTGGCGTAGAGATGGCCCGCGTGCAGTACCTAGAAGGCCAAGCCAGCAAGTACCTTGGTCGGGCCGAAGAGGAAGAGCGCGACAAATCTCCCATTTACTTTGCCCCGAACATCAGCGTTTACACAAGGTGACCCATGGCCATCTTTCTGGACACTGAGGGCTACTCTGACATTGCAATTGCGATCTGTGACCGCTGTAAGATGAAGCGGCCACATGCTGTGATGCGCAACGACCCAAATTTTCCGGGCCTGCGGGTCTGCAACGAGGGCTGCGCAGATCAGCTTGACCCCTATCGGTTGCCTGCCCGCAAAACCGAAAGGATAACGATTCGGTTTCCTCGTCCTGACCTTCCGCTCAATGCTGGCGACAACTATTTGGTCAGTGGCGGCATCACTACCGTTGTTCAAATTTCGACACAAGGCAACATCCAGACGCCAACCTCAAACGGAAACTTGGACACTATTGCCCCGAACCCACCAAACAACACGAGCACCTAATGTCAGCACAAGTAACCATCACCCAACTCCCAGCGGCTGGTGCTATCACTGGCACTGAGTCTGTTCCGATTGTCCAAAATGGCGTAACGGTTCAGACCACCACGGGCGCGATTGCCGCGTCTCCGTCGCAACCCTACACCTACCTGACCGTCACCCAGACGCCGCAGTTGGCCAACAGCCGCTACTTTGGCGCAACCAATGGGCTGACCATTACTGACGGTGGTGCTCAGGGCGTGTTTAATGTAACGACTACAGGCGCTTTATCGTCCCTGGTGGCATCTGGCACTGGGTTTCAAGTAAAAACGTCTTCTACGGCCATTACAGGCCGTTCTATAGCCGTTTCCGGGGTTGGCCTGTCGATTGCCAACGGCAGCGGCGTTTCTGGCGATCCAACAATCACTTTGGCTGGCCAAGTCCTGAATTTGGCTAACCTGAGCGCCAACGGCCTGATGACGATCACCACTGCCGGTGCAATCTCTGCAACCCAAATTGCAGCGGTGGGCAATCAGACGGTTGTGACCAACGCCACTGGCATCGCAGGCAACCCGACGATTGGCTTGGCTGACAACCCGATCATTCCGGGCACTGGCGCAATCCAGATCCCCGCTGGCTCGACGGGACAGCGACCCTCTGGCGTGGATGGCAAGATCCGCTACAAC